CAATGTTACCTGGATTCAAGATACCATATACCTGAACAGGAACGTCTGATTGAATCTGTAAGTTTTGTAGTAGTAGCTGGGCACGATTAATAAGATCTCGATCTCCGAACGCACCAGCAATTGAGTTTGATACTGATGGGGCTAGACGCAAGAAGAACGCAGTCTTAGATTGTCCACCAGAAAGTGTAATACCTGTTGCAGCATAGTTAAAGTAGTAACCACGATCTGAGTCGAAGTTACCGTCCATGATGTAAGAAGAACCCCAGTGGTTAATAATCGGAGAACATGTGCAAGTGATCAGAGTGACAGAGTTAAATCCATTACCAACTGTATGAACTGCAGCTGCACCGCCAGAGAATGTCTTAGTAGAACCACCAACGAACATAGTGAATGAAGCACCACGTGTTAATCCAGTTAGTGTGTTACCTGTTTTACCAGTGTATGTAATGTACTCGCTATCGATAAGAACTACACCACCAGTAGATGGGAAACGAGAAGCATCATACAATGTCATTGATGTAGCAGTATTAGTCATTGCAGAGGCTAAACGATCTCGTGCAGATTCGTTAATAGCCTGATAACGAACAGCAGTGTTGGCTGTACGCATGTACGCTTCATCATTCACGTTGTTCTGTTTCATACGATGAACAAGAATCATATTACCATCACCACCACGACACATAAAGTCGATGAAACCAGCACCATACCAAGAGAACGAGATACCAAGCATCTGCATCTTGTTTAGGTTAATGTTGTAGCCAGAGATACCTGTCCCGTCAATCTTATCAAAGTTGAATTGAGATTGTGGAACACGTTGGTCGTTAACCTGAGCAATCTTGATACCAGCAGAGTTATTAACACCACGATACTCTGGGTTAATAGACATAGTGTTGTCATCAGTAATAGAACCTACACGATATGTCATACCACGAATAACGATAGAATCACCAACTTTTAATTGTTGTGTGAAGCGACAACCATTACCAGTAACAGCCTGAGAACCAGAAGTAACAGAAACGAATCCTGATAACTGATAAGTTGCAGAACGCTTAACTACTGCTAGTTCCTGTCCATCAAACTCCCAGAACAATCCGTTTTGATCATCGAATGGACCGCATCGAGTAGAAGCACCAACCCAGTTTTTAACTGTAACACGTGGAAGGTTAGTAATAACAGCAGTTGTCGAACCTAGTGTAGTAGTTGCATTAACTGTAAATGTAGATTCGTTAACGATTGATGATACACCGTAGATGCCGTTATAACCAGAAGTAACAACACCTGAGATCTGAACAGTTGCTCCAGCCTGTAGACCATGGTCAATCTCAGTAGAAACTGTAATCACAGAACCAACCGCAGTAGCTGCTGCAGAGATCTGGTCCAAGTTGATAACTGGGTTAAACAAGATACCAGAAGTCCAAAGAATACCCTTACCAGATTGGTAACGCATGTATTTCTTAGTCTGACGAGAAACTGATGCTCCATGAGATGGTAGGAATGTACCAATGTTAACACCACCATCGAATGGTCTGTGTTGAACATAAGCATCAGAACGAGTATAAGTCTTAGCGACAATACCAGAGTTTGCTACAGCACCACCAACTCGAGCAGTGAATGTGAATGTAGTATTTGTTGGAACAGTTTCAACGAAGAAGTTACCACCCATTAGATCATGGTTTGTTCCAGTAGAAGTAACGACGTTGACCAGTGGACATCCTGCAACTAGACCATGAGGTGCAGAACAAGTTACTGTAATTGTAGAAGGTGACTGTGCATTAGAAGCATATCCAGTAATTGGAAGTTCTGCACCAGCATAGAAACCACCACGACGTGCATAAGTTGATTGGTTGTAAACAGAAGTGCCGTTTACACCAACGATACCTTTAGCGAAGTAAGTAAAGGTAGTAGAAGATGGAACAGTAGCAACAACGAATGCACCTTCAGCACGAGCAGCGTTCGAAACACCTGCAGCACCGAAGATAATAACTGGTTGTGCAACTGAAAGACCATGCGCCTGTGAACAAGTCACAGTCATAATAGATGGGTTACCACCATCAGAAGTAATGTTGGTCATGAACAAGTCAAGACCTGGCTTTTCGTAAATACCTGGAATACCACGAATGTCAGAATAGTTCTGCCACTTAGTAGGCTGTAGACCGTATTCAAAGTCAGCGTCAATCAAAGCCTGTGGAGAAGCCACACGCTGGCGTTCAATAGCATCAACACCGAAAGCATATGGACGAACGATGTTACCGATTTGTTTTGGTGCGTCAGAATAGATCGCAAGTTTGTCAGTGGACAACATTGAAGCAGTGTCAGCTGCAAATGTTACAGTACTCGCACCAACCTGTTCAGAGTATTGAGAAGAATCACCCATGAACGTAGTATCGCTTGGGTCATATACGATAGTTCCATTCTTTGTTGGATCACCGATTGCATAAATGTTTGTCTGTTGAGTCTTATTTGCAATAATCAAAAGTTGAGTTAGATCAACCTTACCTGGAAACTTAACTGTTCCAAGTCCTGCTGCGTTTGGAGAGAATATGTATTTTTCAATTAACTGACGTGCCATTGTATATCCTTAGAAGCCGAAAATAATAGAATAACCAAGATAGTCTGATTTGACTGATTGGTCGATGTTGTTCAACGAAATAATACCTGTGAAACTTAGAACACCCAAGTCATAGATGTTATATGCTACCTCAGTAACTGGACCTAAATTTTCTGTCACAGTTACGTTACTATCATATACATATCCAAGATCTGATTGAGATGTTGCGAAAACAGCAGATGCAACGACTGCATTTGAATCAGCGTTAATCCAAGCAGAACCTGTGAATGTTAAAACTTGTTGTGGTTGTGCGCTACTAATTACAACATCTGATAGATTAGATAGAGCAGGAGAAGGTGGGTTCGACCAACTAAGACCAGTTGGTCCACGAGCAAGGTATTGCCCAGTGTTACCAGTAGTACCATTGATAGAAAGTAGCGTAGTGGAAGTTAATGTAACTGTGCCACTAAGACTTGGTGATGTTAGGGATTTATTAGAGAGAGTCTCAGTTGCAGAAGATGAACCAAGAAATTGTATTGCGTTGGAAGAGTCTTTGAAATACAGTTTACCATCAGCATAGTTTAATGCCAATTCACCGTATTCTAAGTCAGTAGTTAGCGGAACTTTTGCGCCAACTGATGACTTCTTGAGTATGATCTTATTACTCATTCATCTTCCTAAAAAGGTTATCTGGGAGTAAAAACTCCCAGTTAAATACTAATTTTTATCTATTTAGTACGTACCACCATCGATGTTGAAACCATCGAGAGTAGAAGTACCAGCACCAGCACCAGTAATATTAGTGCCAACATACATTGCTTTTGCAACAGACAAACCACCAGACAATACAACCGCAGCAGTACCAAGCGCAGTAGCGTCAGTAGTGCTAGTTAATGATACTGCGCCAGAAGCAGTAATAGTTGTACCACTGAACGAAGAAGCAGTGATTGTTTTGTTGCTTAATGATTCAGTTCCTGCTAGAGTAGCAAGAGTACCAGAAGTTGGTAGTGTTAATGATGTATTAGCAGTAGCAGTGAAAGTTTGAGTAAACGCACCAGCGTGTGTTACTGAACCTGCCATTGTAAGAGTGCTAGATCCGTTATTAACACCAGTACCACCATAAGTTGGGTTAACAACAGTTCCCTGCCAAGTACCAGTAGTGATAGTACCAAGAGTTGTGATAGTTGCTTGACCAACATAAGTGGAAGCGATATCAATAGCATCAGCAGAGATAGAGATACGGTTTGCAGTACCAACAGCGTTTAGAGTATTACCAGTCTTGGTTAAACCATCACCAGCGATAACTTGACCAGCACCAGAGAACTGAACCCAAGGAATGTTGCTAGTACCGATAGTGATAGTACCAGTCGCTGTACAGACGAAACCATTATTACCGTTGTTTGTACCTTCTTCAACGAAAGTAAACGCACCTGGAGTTACTTCTGGGTTTTGATCAGCGTCAACAGAGCGAGTCAACACCCAGTTTGTAGATGCAGTACCAACAGTAGTAACAGTATAGATACCGTTCTGTAGAGCAGATGCCTGATCTTTAACAAGAACACGATCTCCAGAAGAAAGAACGATACTATCAATAGTGATAGCAGCTTGAGTTCCTGCGTTAGTAAGTGTTGCGCCAACACCAGAAGAACCATTAGAATATGTTACAGTCAATGCAGCAGTAGTTGCGACACGAACTGAATCCTTAGGATCTAGACCAGTCTTAACAGCATCAACATAGTTCTTAGTTGCAGCGTCTGACGCTTGAGTAGGTTCAGCGACAGAAGTAATACGCTTATTAGCAACATCAACAGTACCAGTACCAGTTGGAACCAAAGCAATGCTGTTATTACCAGCTGCTGCAGTGATAGCTAGATCACTTGACGCACCAGTAATACTTGTAACAGTAGCAGCACCCAATGTAGGTGTTACAAGAGTAGGGCTGTTGGAGAATACTAGAGAACCAGAACCAGTCTCATCAGAGATAACACCAGCAAGTTCAGCAGAAGTAGTGGCAGCAAATACACTTAGTTTGTTTGCTACATAAGCAACTGTACCACCAGAACCGAAGGCTACAGAAGAACCATCAGTACCAGTTAATGTTAAAGTATTGCTTGCAGTTAAAGTCTTAGCGTTAGCAATGGTCAATGTACCAGTAGTAGTACTGATTGTTAAACCATTGATAGATGTAGCAGTAGCAACACCAAGAGTTGGAGTTACAAGAGTTGGGCTAGTAGCAAATACTAGAGAACCAGAACCTGTCTCATCTGTAACAGCTGCAGCCAACTGAGCAGAAGTGGCAACTAAAGTGTTGCTACCAAGGTTGATTGTCTTGTTTGTTAGAGTATCAGTTGTTGCTTTACCAACTAATGTATCAGTCGCAGCTGGTAAAGTTAAAGTAGTAGAACCTGCAGCAGCACTTGCAACAAGAGTAGTAGTTCCAGATGTAGAACCAGTGAAGATCGCACCAGCAGAACCAATAGTTGGTGTTGTTAACTGTGCGCTAGTTAGAGTCTTGTTAGTAAGAGTCTGTGTACCAGTTAGTGTAACGACAGTTGAATCGATATCAAAAGTTACACTAGTTGCAGCACCAACTGAAGTGACTGCGGAGGTGATACCAACACCACCAACAAAAGTCATTGTATCAGTTAATAGCGCAAATGCCTTAGTACCAGTATCGCCAGCGATATTTAAAGTAGTGGCTAGAGCAGCAGTACCAGCAGTAGTAATCTGACCTTGTGCGTTAACTGTGAATGTTGGGATCGCAGTAGCAGATCCGTATGTACCAGCAGTTACACCAGTGTTAGTGATAGAAAGAGTAGTTGTATTACCAACATCACTTACTGTAGAAGTAATACCTGTACCAGCAGTAATAGTACCACCAACCAAGTCATAGATGTACTCGGCAAGAGTATCAGTAGTACCATTGATATAAGGGTTATTT